TTTCTCGTCTACCTTCATCTGACTGTCCATATCCCATTAATTCTTGCATTTTTGACTTATCAAAGGTTTCACCACCCATAGTTGGATATTCTTCAAACTCATTTTGTGTTTTATTTAAACCAACAGTCTCGTTTAAAATGCTATTTAATGATTCGTTTGATGTGTAATTAACGGATTTTCGTTTCTTTACAACTTTCTTTTGAATCGGCCTCTTCACACTTGGTGCGGTTGATTTGAGAGTAGTTCTTTGTTTAGTTTTCAAACTATGTATTCCCTCATTAATAAATATCTGTTTAACTTCTTTTTGTACTTCTCTTCGCACTACTTCTTGTATTATTTTTACAAGGTCTTTCTTAGTCATGATAACTCCTATGCTGTTTTTACTTTACTACTTAAATATGTAGATGTTGTTATTGCTGTTTGTAATTTTATGTTTATCTTTGTCAACTCCACATTCTGTTCACCTAAAGATTTTATTTCATCTACTGATTGTGGTGTTGGTGGTTGTATTGCTGCTAAAGTTGCTAATTTAGCGGTATTTGTAGTTATGGTCGTATTATTCTGTGTTATTGTTCCAGTAAACACCTCATCTAATAATTCTTTTAAACTATCACCCTTAACAACAGATTCTATTTCTGTTTCAACCGAACTACCCAATCTAACATCATCTCCACTTATAAATATACCATTAGATTTTATTAATACTTTTTTTCCTTCAACTGTCTGTGTATCAAATTTATCTACCATACCATTGGATAATAAATATATCGAAGCATCATCATCATCAATTTTTTCTTTTCTAAAAGCACCATCTTTTTCTTTATCATCATGAGATGATATTTTTATAGATGATTTATTTTGATGACCATCTAAATGAATTGCTTGACCAAATCTACCTTCAAATAAAATACAACCTTCTCCTATTTCTAACGGTCTTACTTTTTTTCTTTCAAAAGATTTACCAAATCTAACATCTTCTTCAAAATTAGTAGCAACACCAGAAATTGCATTTTCGTTAATAGAACTTTTTCTATTTATAATACTTGTATAAAAATGCTGTCCATTATAATCTACACAGACAACATGCTCACCAACTACAGGAACAGCTGTAATGTGAGGTGTTAATGATTTTACAATACCAGGATCCTCACCACTAATAATAAAAGTTCCTCTAATACTATCTCTATTTTCAGGATCATTTAATAAAACTTCACTTACTTCTAAAGCTTCCGATTCATGGTATTCGTACTGAGTTGCTTTTATTAATTTTTTTATATAAGAACTAATTTGAGATGGAGTTGACAGTCGACTTAGTTTCATATCGGTTGGAACTTCCAAACCACTAGTTTCTTTAAATGCCATTTAATTACCTTTGGTTACATTTTCTATCTTAGTTTGTATCTTATCAGATTCTACTTGTATGTCTTCTACCATATCTTCTATACCAGATAACAGTTGGGTTTTCTCTTCTTCAGACAACCCAAACTCATCTTCAGAACCGACTTTACCCTCTGCAGAAATAAGTCTTTGAACAATACCAGCCATCTTAACAAGTTGGTCATCGTTCTTGACATTGATTTCAAGATACTCTTTTATCATGGGTACTATCTGTACGGCAGTATCCCCATCTTTAATAAATTGAACAAGCTCTTTTGTTAATACGTCAAGTTGTTTTCTGTTGAATGTTGTGTTATCGTAAATGTCTTTGAAAAGTGATGATAGTGATTTACCATCAAATATCTCATAATCTATACTCATAATTAAACCTATATGTTTTTATATAGTAATAAATATATCGTTATCAAAAAAAGACAATATATAAATATATATCAAAATCTATTATTCGGTGAGTTTATAGTTATATACAGAGGGTTTTAGTTTACTAGAATCCTTTTTTTCTAACTAACGGGAGATAACCATGAAGGAAGTAATAACAATGGTAAAGGGATATATAGATGACATTGTTCATTTATTGGTTTCCTTTGTAGCCGTAGGTGCAGTTTCTGAAGTAATATTTGGAACTGGTATCTTTGGTGTCAATGTTATTGGTAACCTCACATCCATCATTAATAAGTTCGGCGAGTCGGGTTTCGCTGGGCTTGTCGCCTTATTGGTGTTGGTGGGTTTATTTCGTAAGTAGGTACGGAATAGTTTAATAGTCCTACACTATTAAGCACTTAAAAGGGGAACTTTCGTTCCCCTTTTTTGTTTTGTTTAAAATATTGAACCTGTATTAGCAGTGTCTATTTTTCCACCTTGTTGAAACTCTTCTAACATACTACCATAAAAATTTTTCATTTGATTTATTACTCGTGTAATATGTTGAGTATTAGAACCTGTCATCTCACGAATCATTATATATAGAGCTTTCTTATTAAAGTTCTCTATGTTTTTTCTTCTACGAAATAGTTCTAAAACAGAATCTGCAACTAGAATATCTTTTTGTCTACGAAAGATATTTGTGATATTGTTATCCCAATACTCTAACATCTGGTCAACAAATTCCATTTGAAACGTATCATTGTCGGTAACAGATTGTTCAGATGTTACATTTCTTTTATAATCCAATACACTTATTTGGTCATGTATCTTCATCTTCTTGTAATTGTTATTGTTATGAAGAATTAACCAATTCTTACCAACTACAGAAAAGTATGAGAATGCTCTACCCTTATCAGGTTGATACTTTGGCATCTGCATAACTAAGAACGCAACAACCTCATGTTTAACTTCGTCAAGAGGATAATCAAAATAGTAAAACTTAAAAGTGTGAATTAAGTTTTCAGCTAATTTATTAAATGCAAATTGAATATGTTCCTTGTAAATTCTGTTTTTAATAACAGGATTATCAGAACCATTGTACCTAATAACTGCATTCTGTACTGGTGTTCCAAAATAGATTTTACTCTTTTTCTTTCTTTTCTTTTTGAACTTTGGTTTTGGTGGTGGTGTAACTGATTTTGGTTTACTTATATCACTTGTCATTAACATCTATTCCTCTCAATACGTTTAATTGGTTGACTGTTTGTTTAATTTGTTTAAATATTGTACCTATCTCATCATCAGATTCAAAGTGTCCTCTCGCATCTATAACTTTTAATTCGGCATCTATGGTTTCTATTAGTCGAGTAAAATTTTCTACCCACGTTTCTAATAACTCTGTTTTCTTTGTTAAGTTCCATATTACATAACATGAAGTTACGAATAAAAGTGATACAAATACAAATACTATTTCTATAATCATTACTTATCTCCAAATAATTCATTGAATAAATCTTTAGACTTTTCAGTAAGTTGTTCAGAAGTTTCTTCCATTGTAACTGCTTTCTTAATATTATCCACTCTAATCTTCGTCTTAGTAGTTTCCTCTCTCTGAATACTCTGCCACATCTCATATTCAATGCGAGTAGTGGTCATATCAGCTTGGTGAATAATTAAAGGCATGTTTGATTTTAATTTCTTTTCAGGTGCATATGATTTTAAGTATTGAATATTACCATCGTCATACATACCATCTGCAAGTTTAATTCCCAATACCTCATTTACAGACATCTTAATTCCAAATTGATTTAATATCCAAAGTCCTCTATCAGGTGGTGTTAAAAATGAAATATCAGGATTGTTTACATATAACTTACCTTGATTCTTTACATGCCAATCTGAATCATTTGGTATATAATGGTCACTATCCATATCACCAACTTTACCCAAGTCATGATGTATAGCAGCAAAGATAAGTTCTTCCATAGTATAATCATCTACGTAAGCTCCATTCTCTTTCCATATTTCATAGAATGAAATACTATACTTTACTATGTTTAAAATATGTTGAACGTAACCACCTGGTGTACATAGATGAAAGTGTAATTGACCAGACGCTGGTGCTATACACATTCTATCTTCAAAATGTTTATACATCTTTAATAGTTTTTCTTTTCGTTCACCTTCAAAATTATCTTCAATAAGTTGAATTAACTTATTCCAATTTTCTTGTATTTGTTTTGGTGTAAATTCTATCATGTTGTCTCCTTAAAAGAATGAATGGGTTTTAATTTGTGGTTCTTTGTTTGTGTTACTCATCTTACGATAAAGCTGTTTGTACTTTTCAAAAACTGTTTTTGGATTATCACTCTTAATCATTTCGTCTAATGATTTTAAAAGTTTAAACATATCAGTAGATACTATTTGTTGTAACATATAGTCATGAGTATGAACATAGTATTCAGCCTTGTCAATTGCTTCTTTAAATACCATAAGGTTATGTAATCTTATAGCAGTAGTGCATGTACTTTGCCAATCTATTGTATCATCCCATGACAATGCATCTCTTAAATATTCTCTATCAAAATCTGTAGAAACTGGTAGATAATTAAATGGTTGATTCTTAAAAGTATCATCGTGTTTAGGTACATTAATTGATTGGAAAGACGCTTTCTTAAAATTGTAATCTAAATAATAACCACCAAACACAACAGCTCGGTCTGGTGAAGAACTATCAGTTGTGACAACCATTTTAGAATCAACTTCATTTAGTGATTTCTGTAATTGGTTTAACATTAAAAAGTCTGAAATTTTAGATATACCTAAAATGTGAAGATATTTATTTCTATCTTTTAAATGTTCTTTACCATTTAATAAAGATAAAACACCTGACATAAAAGCATATACACTTCTACCACCACCACCGATAGCCCAACCTTGAAATTCAAAGTCTTTAATTTCATTATACCAATTTATATATTCAACTTCATTTGTACCTTGAACTACATTTAAAAAATCAGTTTTACCTGTTTGATTATCTGCAAAGTATTTAAAGTTATCTTTACTAATTTTTAGACACTCTTCATACATACCTTCGTATTTCATTTTTGGTGGTATATCTAAGTTCATTGCAATGTCTGAATTATTTTCTAACCATGTAAAAACCTTCGCTGGTAATGATGCATCCCATTTTAAAGCACCTGATGCAATTTGAAATCCACCAGAATCACCCATAATAAGATTGTCACTAGTAAACCCATGTTCACCATATAGATCAGGTCTTCTTAGAAAATGACCTGCAGATATTAGGAACTCATTATGTCTATATTTTTTAGGAAATTCTTTAGAATAAAATCTAGATGTCAATCCATTTTTTAGTTTTAAATCTTTTCTCAAAGCTTGACCAAACCCAGCTACTGAAAAAGATGGGAAATATTTAAATTTACTCATACTACTCCTTTGTAATCTTGTATCTCATTACTATCGTCTAGTTCCCAAGGATAAACAATCCAATCGTCACCCTTTTCTGCAACCCAATAGTTTGGTTTAACTATTGATTGTTTGTGATAATGAAATGTACAAATTATGTTGTGTTGATTTTCAAAATTTTTTAAAGTTTGACCGGTGTCAGCTATGTCATCCACCACCAATACCTTTTTATCTGTGACAATTTTCCTATCATAGTAGTTCATCAGTAATGGTAAGTTTAACCTATGTGATAAAGACACTGCTAAGGGTAACCCACCACGAGGTAATCCATATACAGCCCCTAAACTAAAATCCTGTGATTGTACCCAATTCACTATTAAATCAACATGATTCTCATAGTCTTTCCAAGTTATAAATGTTTTCATTTTAAATCCCTTATAAAATTATAAAACTCTTCACGTACTCTACTTTTATTTTTAAAGACATTACTTAACTTAGCTGTCTTCATAGTAGCATCGTGTTTAACACCACGAACACAAGCACACATATGATTGGCTTCTATCATAACAGCAACACCAATATTATCTGTACAAGCCTTATTGATGTGGTCGTGTATTTGCATTGTTAAGTTTTCTTGTACTTGTGGTCTACGAGCATAAAACTCTACGATACGATTGAGTTTACTTAAACCAATAACCATACCATCTGATGTAGGAATATAAGCTACATGAGCTTTACCGATAAATGGTAAGTGATGATGTGAACAGAATGAGTGTAATGTTATATTACCTTGAAACACAATTCCGTCATAACCATCGATATTATCAAACGCTGTAATCTTAGGTGGTATATTATAAACACCACTCGCTAAATCAGTTACAAAGGCCTTAGCTACTCTCATGGGAGTATCTGACGAATTAGGATCGTCTTTCCAATCAAACCCAAGAGCTGTCATATAATGACCATAGTGTTCAGCGGCTTCTTGAATCATACTTTGTTTTTCTTGTTCTGTTAATGGATGATTTCCATTAGCATGTTTTAATTTAGTCATTTACACTTCCTTATATTTTGTAACATCTTCTATCCCAGCTTTCTCAAAAGCTAAAATCCTATCCGTACAGGCTCCACATTTACCACAACCATCGCCTGTATAACATGATATAGAATTTTCAAAAATATATTTAAAATCTAAACCCAATTCATCACAAATGTTTTTAGCATCTTCTACTATTTCATATTTCTTTTTATTTACATAAGGTAAATAATAATTTATATTTTCTGTATTTACATTTCCTATTTTAAAAGCATCGTTTAATTTATCATAGAACTCTGGTGTACAATCAGGTGGAATAATATTCCCATCTCCAGCATGTACTCCTAGACTAACATCAACAACATCATCATAATCTTTTGCAATAGAAACAGCAAACCCATAAAGAACTGAAGAGAAGATAGCATTTCTATTAGGAACAAAATTTGTTTTCATTTTAAATTCATCTGTTGTACCAGTAGGTACATCGATATCAGAACGTGTCAATGAAGAATTAAATGATTTAAATACTGAAGATAAATCAATTCGTTGATTCTCAATTGTATATTGTTGATATTCAAGATAATGTAAGATACGAGCTAGACCATCTAACTCAACTTTATTTTTCTGACCATAGTAATAACTTATGGTGTGTATATCATAACCTTTTTTTATAAGATGTAATAACAATGCAGTGGAATCTAGTCCACCACTTAAACTTAATATTGCTTTCACTTATTTAGTTTTCTCCAA